TCCCATCAAATGAATTTGATCATGTTATGGATTGCGCAAAGGGCAATTATGAGAGTGCAATTATCATTGGTTACGACAAAGATGGATGCCTTGATGTTAGAGGTGGCGGCCTAATAAGTGGAAGGCAGCCAACGCAAAAAGATTGGTTGTTTATGATTGAGGCGTTCAAACACAAAATGCTACGAGGTGATTACTGTTAGTTTGACGCTTATAACCTTTAGTTATATCATTATAACAATTATTAACCAGTAGCAGGGCTACACCCATTTTAATCAGGAGATTATTAAATGGCAGAGTACACAGAAGAGCAATTGAAAGAATTGCTAGCTAAGCAAGAGCAAGAGCTAACAGCTAAGTTTGAAGCTGAAACCGCAGGCTTAAAAGCCAATAAAGATGCACTTCTAGCTGAAAAGAAAAAGCTAGAAGAAGAAACGCAGGCTAAATTATTGGAAAAAGAGCAGGCGGCAATTGAAGCGGCAAAAGAGGCTGGTGACGTTAAAAAAGCTTTAGAGCTTGAGCAAGCTAAATACGAGCGTGAGCGCAAAGAGTTATCCGAGCAATTAAGCGCACGTAACGAAATGATTCTTTCATCTAAAAAGCAAGCTTCTGTTCAAGGCATTGTTTCTAACTTTGCTAAAAACGACAAGCTCAGTCAGTTAACAGCGAGTCAATTAGTTGATTATGGCTTTGGTGAAGACGGTAACGTAGTCGCAAGCTATAAAGACTTGGACGGCAAGCATATAGCTGATAACCATGACGATTGGTTAAAATGGGCTAAGTCTGACCCAGATATGCAGAATCATCTGGCAGGGTCAAAGGCTTCTGGTATTGATCAAAGTATTGTAACACCGTCGAGCCAAGGGCAGCGCCAAGAGCTAGACAAGCAGTCTAAGATCGCAGAAATTAACGCTAAATTTAGTTAAAAGGTAAAAAGTTATGGCATTAGCAAACATGCAAGTTTACAACAATGAGATTGTAGGCACTACTATCGAGCTTTTAGGTCAAATGACCAATAAGTTCAATCAAGCGTCAGGCGGTGCGATTGTGCTATCTACTGACGGTTTTCGTGGTGACTTTGACAAAGAGTCATTCTTTAATCAAATCGCAAGCGCACAGCGCCGTGTAGATCGCTATGCAGCAAACGGTGCTCAAAGCTCAACCAACCTAACTCAAGGTGAAGTTGTAGGCGTTAAAGTTGGCGGCGGTTTTGGCCCTGTATTGTTTGAGCCTTCACAGCTTTCATGGCTACAGCGAGATCCAGGCGCGGCTATCATGGCTATCTCAGAAGGTTTTGCCGATGCTTTAATTGCTGACCAGTTAAACACTGCGGTAGGCGCAGCAGTTGCAGCAATCGAAAACCAAGCTGCGTTAGTAAATGATGTTTCTGGTACTGGCGGCATTAGTCAAATTGCATTAAACGGCTCTCATGCTAAGTTTGGCGATAGCTCATCAATGCTTATTACTGATGTAATGTCTGGCTCTGTTTATCACCGCCTAGTGGGTGAAGCAATTAGCAACTCAAATCGCTTATTTGAATCTACAAATGTTCAAGTAATTGATATTTTAGGTAAGCTTGTTGTTGTTTCTGACATTCCAGCACTTTACGAAGCGGGTACGCCAAACAAAGATAAGGTTCTATCACTTACTAACCGTGGTATCGTTGTTGATAATACATCAGATATTATCTCTAACCTTGAAACCACAAACGGCAAGCAGCGCATTGAAACAACTTGGCAGGCTGATTACACATTCGGTCTTAAGCTTAAGGGCTTTAGCTGGGATACTGCGAACGGCGGCGCGTCACCAACTGACGCAGAGTTATTTACTGGTACTAACTGGGATAAAGCTGTGGCAGAAGATAAGCATTTGGCTGGTACTCTTGCTATTGGTTCAGCGGACGCATAAGGAGTAATTTATGGCTATTGCATACGTTGAACACCCATTAAGTACAGATGAAAAGAAAGCTCTTCTAAAGAAGTTTGATAAGGTTTTGGACTTACGTTTTAAACCAGAAAAACTAGAAACGGGTGATAAAGTTATCGAAAAAGAAAAAGCTAAATAAGGCTTAAACTTTGGATAGCGCTTTTAATAGCCTCACCTTTGAGTGGGGCTTTTTTATGTGAGGAAATTATGAGGAACGATTTACTTAAACAAATTGTAGTTGCGGCTGGTGGCACTGTTACCGACCCAAGCAATAGGAATGAGCTTTTAAAAGATTGGCTTGCAGCTTTAGGAGGTTAGCATGGTTGATGAAACAAGAAACAAGCTATTAGCAGATATACTGACAGCAACACAGAATATCAGCGGATCTTATGATGGCAGGGTTGTCGTAAAGCAGGCGTCAGACCTTGCAGGGGCTCTTGATAGCACCAAAGAGTATTTTATTGATGGTGTTGTTGATATGGGGTCTCAGTCGATTGAGGTGCCAGCAGGTGGACTTTATTTGTCTGGCTATAACTTTGACACATCCAAACTAATATCTAGCGCAACAAACTATACAATGTTCACCTCGCCCGTTGGTGGTAGCGGTAATGTGATTGGTAAGGATTACGCGATAGAGGTCACAGGAGCAACATCAAAAGTATATGACTTAACTAGCGCAACTGGTTTTGATGCTTTTGAGTTTAGCAGGATCAACTATAACAACTGCGAATCTCTTGGTGAAATAAACGGGTACAGACAAGGCTTTGAAAGTGGAACTGGTAGGTTTGGCGGAAAACCAGAACTGACACTATCTGGCACTTGGGTTGGCGGGTATTTTATCGACGCATCAATAGTTAGAAGCCTTGCCGATGGCGCTTACTCGCTATTCAAGGCAGGGGCTGGCTTTAGCATGGCCTCACGATTTAGAACTAACATGAATTTAGACTTACCAGCTAGCGCTTCATTCTTTGACTTTGCTCCCGCTAACTTTCCAAACCCATCAACAGTACAAGTGGATGGCGCGATAGTTAGCAGGCAGGGCGTACAAGATGCAACCGACGCAAACTACACACCAAATATAACATCAGGTGACTTAGCTTGCTCTTGGTCTAGCAATATCGGAATGCCCAATACTTTTGAGGGTGGTGCGATTGGTATTGCGGCAGAGGCTGCAACAACAATTAATACGGCTGGTACTTTTGAAGATGTTAATGCTGTGGCGTGGAATGTTACTGACTTGCAGCACTTTGACAACCCTGTGGGAGGCCAGCTCAGACATATAGGCATAAACCCAAGGGAGTATAAAGTTGTAGCTTCAATGTCTGCATCGTCAACAGCAAATAATGTTCTAACCTTGAGGGTTTTGAAATGGGATAACTCAGCCTCAGCATTTGCAACTGTTTTAGATCAAGTTAGACCAGTTAACAATTTCACGGGCGCAAGGGATGTTGCTTTTTTCGATGTGAACATAAACACAACGCTAGACCAAAATGACTACATAAAGTTACAGGTGACAAATAACACAGCCACTAACAGTGTTACTTTTGAAACTGATGGATATTACCTGGTAGAGGAAAGATAACAAAAAGCCCCATTAATCGGGGCTTTCTTCATTCGCTTGATGGTCTATCTGACTGTCAATAACCGCAACACCACACAGGAATATAACTGTAATCGCCATCAATGCAGTTAACAGCGGAAACATGCCGTGAAACTCTAAAAGCTCGAAAGCCTCACTAATCATCCAAAGGCAAGAAGCAGTTAATGCTAAAGACT